GTTGGGACAAATTTATACCTTTATTGAGAAATGTGTATGCTTTTATTGAAAAAGCTGCAAATGTTTTCTCTTGGTCCCCCCAAGAACAAAAAGAATTTAAATGGATGGTTGATAACACTTGTGAGTTTGTAATAAAACTCTATGATGGAACAGTTTATAAAAAGACTTATGGTAATGGATCAGGACAAGGAAGTACAACTAGAGATAATATATTTTGTCATATACTTATAATAGCCACTTTATTGTGTACTATTTACAAGAATAAGCATGGAAAATTTCCCAATCCTAATTATATTTGTGAACAAATTGTCAAACTTTTCGGAGATGATTGTGTCATGGCTTTAGATTATGGCTTTGAACAAGCCCTTGATCAAGCTTTTATGGCAGATTTCTTTGGAAAGTTTGGTTTAAAACTCAAATTTTTATATGGAGGAGTAGATTTCGATATTCAGAATATGCAATTTCTTGGTTTCAATTTTTTCAAAGTTGGAGACAATTATATACCTCGTTATGATGAAAGACGACTTGCAACAACAATGGTTTATGATGGTGTTGATCATCTTAACCGTGAGGCTTTCATCTCAAGACTTTTTGTTTTAACATTAATGTCATACCCTTGCCCTAATCATGCTGTGTTTTTAAATGCAGCACGTCAAGCAGCAAAGACTTATTCAAATTTTTCGGATTTAACACCCACAGAACAAGTATTAACTTCACTTATACTGAAGGCTAATGATAATATGTTTCTTAACACGTTTCTGGGGTTGGAAGGATCAAATTCTGTAGTTTTGGAAGCAATTTTTTCTACAGGAAATTTGGAGGCGGTAGGAATAAAAGATTTCTTTCCTCAATTCGAAGAATGTCTAAAGTCGCTGCCGGACGTAGAATGGTAGAAGAATTAGTCGCCTCGGGCGTTATGAGTCAAGAAGACTTAGCATACTGCGTTTTATCTGTAGATCCATACAATGACACAGTCTGGAAATGTAACGGGATGCCCGACGCACAAATGGCTGATCAAATTACCGTTCAAG